ATTAATTACTCGCTGGTGCCTTACCTCACCCGCATTGAACAGCGTATCAATGCCGGGCTGGTCAACACTGCTAAACAGGGGCGATTCTACGCCAAATTTAATACTGGTGCTCTGTTGCGTGGCGATATGAAATCCCGCTTTGAAGCCTACGCCACCGGTATTAACTGGGGCATTTATGCGCCGAATGAATGCCGGGAGCTGGAAGAACTGAATCCTCGCGAGGGCGGTGATATTTATCTGACGCCGATGAATATGACGACCAACCCGGAGAATGCGACCAAACAATCCCAAACGGAGGAAAAACCTCATGCCGATGATCACCAAACAACGGCTTGATATGCCCCTGAAAATCAAGTCGGTCAGCGATGCCGGCGAGTTTGAGGGCTATGGCTCGGTGTTCGGACTCAAAGACAGTGCCGACGACATTGTTTTACCCGGTGCGTTTGCCAAGACGCTGAAACACTGGGGTGAAAAAGGCGGCCTGCCTGCGTTGCTCTGGCAGCACCGCATGGATGAACCCATCGGGATTTATACCGACATGAAAGAAGACGAGACCGGGCTGTATCTCAAAGGGCGATTGCTGATTGAGGCTGATCCGCTGGCAAAACGGGCGCACGCCCATATGAAAGCGGGTTCACTCTCCGGTCTGTCCATCGGCTACACCCTGAAAGACGGGGAATATGACCGGACAAAACAGGCGTTTTTACTGAAAGAGCTCGATTTATGGGAAGTCAGTCTGGTGACCTTTCCCGCCAACGAGGATGCCCGGGTGAGCAACGTCAAATCGGCCTTTGCCCGGGGGGATATCCCTAATCCCCGCCGTATTGAACGGGTTCTGCGCGATGTTGGACTCTCCCATACTCAGGCTAACGCGTTTATGGCGGAGGGCTACAGTGCCTTGTCTTTACGTGATGCGGAAACCATGTCGGCATTGACTGCCCTGAAATCATTACATTTTAACTAACCGGAGTGTTTTATGCCGATTGAAGTGAAAGACGTACAACAGGTTGCGCAGGAAATTCAGCAGCGTTTCGATGAGTTTAAACAGAAGAACGATCAGCGTATCGAGGCCATTGAGGCTCAGAAAGGCAAGTTGTCCGAGCAGGTGGATACCCTGAATGGCAAACTCAGTGAGCTGGATTTGCTGAAAACCGCGCTGGAAGCAGAGCTGACGGCGCTGAAACGCCCGGCGGGTGGCAGCAGTGCACCGGCTGTCAGTGAGCATAAAGCGGCATTTTCCCAGTTTATCCGCAAGGGAAAAGAAGACGGGCTGGCAGAGTTGGAGCAAAAAGCGATGCAGACCACAGTCTATCCGGATGGCGGCTATGCCGTACCGGAGGAACTGGATCGCAATATCATCAGCGCCCTGAAAGAGGAAGTGGTGATGCGCACCGAGTGCAATGTGGTTTCGGTTGGCAACCCGAACTTCAAGCGACTGATCAATCAGGGTGGCGTGAACAGCGGCTGGGTAGGTGAAACCGATGAGCGCCCGGAAACGAAAACGCCCAAACTGACGCCGATCGAACCGACGTGGGGCGAGATTTATGGTAACCCGGCAGCGACCCAGACTATGCTGGATGATGCGTTTTTCAATGTGGACGCCTTTATCTCGTCGGAACTGACGCAGGAATTTGCCGAGCAGGAAGAAAGCGCGTTTACCCACGGTGACGGCAAAAACAAACCGAAAGGCTTACTGGCCTACGGCAGTGATGCGCAGGAAGACAAAGCCCGAAAATGGGGCACATTGCAACACTTGTTGCTGAAAAAGCCGACCGAAGTTACCGCCGATGAAATTATGCAGTTGATCTACACCCTGCGTAAACCGTACCGCACCGGCGCGAAATTTATGATGAACAACAATCTGCTGTTTCAGGTCCGCACCTTAAAAGACAGTCAGGGCAATTACCTGTGGCAGCCGGGCCTGCAACTGGGGCAACCTTCTGCACTGCTGGGCTACGGTATTGCCGAGAATGAACAGTTTGCCGATTTGGAAGCAGGGGGCGTGCCGGTGGCATTCGGTAACTTCAAACGCTGCTACACCATTTTGGATCGTCTTGGTGTGCGTATGTTGCGTGATCCGTACACCCATAAACCGTTTATTCACTTTTACACCACCAAACGGGTGGGTTCCCTGCTGGTGGACAGCAACGCGGTGAAATTGCTGAAAGCCGCAGAAGGGAAGGCATAATTATCAGGAGAATACATGCCTTTTCCTCCCCTTAAGCTGCTGCGGCAGCAATGTCGCATTGATAGCGATAATCACGCCGAAGATGACTTACTCGATACCTATTCCCGCGCCGCCATCAAACGCGCGGAGAGTTACCTGAATCGCCGTTTATATGAGGATGCCGTACCGGATACCGATCCTGATGGTCTGTTGGTCACGGAAGATATCACGCTGGCAATTATGCTGACGGTGGGATTCTGGTACGACAATCGGGATGCCCAGTCACTGCCGCTGGGCTTTCAGGCATTGCTGGAACCCTACCGTTTTATTCCTTTATAGGAGGACTGCGCCATGAAAGCGGGAGAATTGCGCCATCGCATCCGGTTACTTCGCCCGGTTATCCATCGGGACGAACTGGGTTCAGAAACGGTCAGCCACAGTGATGTTGCTACCGTTTGGGCAAAAGTCGAAGCGGTATCCAACCGCAAGATCCGTACTGCCGGGCAACAGCAGGTGATCGAGGTACAGCAATTTACCGTCAGACCCCGTACAGATATTGCACCGGGCTGGCTGATTGAACATCAGGCACGGCGGTTCACGGTGCGTGCTGTTGACCGTAATCGTGCTGACCGCACGATAATAACCACCGAGGCCGATGGACATCATGATTGAACCTGAACTGAAAGCCGATTTAGAACGGTTAACAAACCTGCCGGTTTACCCGCTGATCTTGCCGTCGACGGTATTAGAGGGCGTGACTTATCAGCGCATCAGCGATCCCCGCTTGACGGTCGGGCTGGTGGATTCGTTATTAATTGAAGCCCGTTTCCAAATCAGCATTATGGTGCTGAACGATTACACCCAAGCGCTGCGACTGGAAGCAAAAATTCGTTCTGCGTGGGAAGCCGTGCAGCATGGCCTGCTTGGTCGTTATCCGGTGCAAACCGTTTCACGCGGGATGTTGCAGCAAGAGGCAGAAGAGTTGACCGAAAACCGCAAGCGTTACCGTATCACACGGGACTTTATCATCACTTACACGGAGAAGTTGGCATGATTACGGCACACACAACGGGATGGGCCTCGCTGGGGCGTCAATTGCAGGCACTGGATACCGCTCTTCAGACCGACATCATGCGAAAAGCCGGTAAAAAGGCGATGCAGATTGTACAGGAAGATATGCAGGCCCATGCCGGTTACGACAAGCACAGTCACACCGCGCATTTGCGGGACAATATTCACATTCGCACGACAAAATCGACGAAATATTCGGGCGGCGTGATGATCACGGTTGGCCCGGCGAAAGCCCACCGAATAAAAGCCCTGGCGCAGGAAATGGGGACGGTCAAACAGGTAGCGAGACCGTTTATCCGTCCGGCGCTGGATTACAACAAAACCGCTGTTATCAAGGTGCTCACACAGGAAATTCGTGATGCACTGGCCGATTACAGCCAATAAGACAGGAGTTAATTTTATGGCAACCTCCTCACCGGAATATGCCGTCTTGCCGGCAGGGACCTTGGTCAAGTTCGGCAAACCCGGCGACAGCGTGGCGCAGATGAAACCCCTCATCAATTGCAAAGCACTGGGGGCCACGGGACTGACGGGCAGTTTTGTCGATTGCACCACCTTGGTGGATACGAATAAACAGTTTATCTCTGATATGCCGGAAGGCCCGGAAAAATCCCTCGGCTTTATCGATGACCCGACGAACGCAGATTTTGTCTCTTTCCTGAATGCGGCGGAACAGCACGAAACGGTGCAGTTTTATCTTGCTCTGCCGAATCAACGTACCGCCACGATGATACTGGCGCTGTCCGGCTGGGAAATGAACGACATTAACGCGCCGGCGAGTGAAGTGATTCAAATCACCGTCAAAGGCAAACAAAACAACCTTGTCTGGGGTATCGCGGACAAGAAAACAGGAGTGACCCAATGAACGCATTGAAAGCGGCTTTACTCACCCCGCGCCCGCAGATTAAAGCGGTTGAACTGTTTGGCATTAACGTTAATCTGCGCCGAATGACCGCGCTGGAACTCTTAGATGTGGAAGAAAAAGCCGAAAAATTCAGTGAAGCGGGAGATGGGCGTGAAGCCTCCCGCCTGAATATCCAGATGGTGTTGGATTGTCTGGTGGATGACAAAGGTAAACCGATCCCGGCGAATGACCTGCCCACAGCAGAAGAATTGATGGCTATCCATGATAACGCCACCTTGATTGACGCTATTCAGACCGTAAAACGCCATTCCATAGGTACGCTGGAGGAGGCCGAAAAAAACTAACCCGCTCGCCGTGGCTGCATTTTGCGTTCAACTTAGCTGAACAGCTCGGCGAAATCGACCCTTATCGCATCCTGTCCTTGCCTGCGTCCACACTCAATGAGTGGCAGGCGTACTATCGGCTGAAAAATCGCAAATCCCCTGACAGTGTGCCTGTCGTTCCTGCATCAGTTCCCCGTGTTACGGTGAAAGCGCAGTGTGATGCCGTGATGAAATTATTAGGTTAATTTATGGCTAATTTATCTACGTTGACGGTCGGCTTGCTGGTTAACGCTACTTCGTTTAAATCCCACATTAGGGATGCCTACCGTTATGCCGGGCAGGAATCACAACTCTTTACCGATAAGTCAGCAGCAGATGCCAAAAAGCTGAAACAGACTTACAGTTCGCTGGCGTCACACATCAAATTTGTGTCCGGGCAACTGGCATTACTGGCAGGCACGGGCTTTTCACTGAATACGATTATCTCCCATACCCGTCAATACGGACAGGCGCTGTCTGATCTGTCCGCCATTACCGGCGCAACAGGCGAGCAATTAAAGAAACTGGATGAAAATGCCCAACGGATCGGGCGTACCACGGAGTTTGGCGCCACCCGGATTGCGGATGCCTTCAAGTTGATGGCCTCAGCCAAACCAGAATTGTTGAACAGCACGGAGGCGTTGACATTAGCAACCGAAAAAGCGGTGATACTGGCGCAGGCATCCGGCATTGATCTGCCTGATGCCACCCGTGCACTGGCATTATCGCTCAACCAGTTCGGGGCGAGTGCCGCACAGGCTGACCGTTTTGTTAACGTACTGGCAGCCGGGGCGAAATACGGGGCTTCCGAAATTAACGAAACGGCGCAGGCGATTAAAAATGGGGGAACGGTCGCAGCACAGTCGGGGATCAGCTTTGAGGAGCTGGGTGCTGCTATTCAGATACTGGCAGAGCGGGGCATCAAAGGCGGCGAGGCAGGCACGGCGATTCGTAACGTGATATTGGCACTGGAACGCTCCACTGATAAGAATCTGAAACCCTCGGTCGTAGGGCTGTCGTCGGCACTGGAATATTTAGCCGGCAAAAACCTCTCGACTGCACAGGCAGTAAAATTATTCGGTCGGGCGAATGTCAGTGCCGCGTCAAATCTGGTCACCGGGCGGGAAAAACTGGAAGCACTGACCCAAGCCCTGACCGGGACGCAGGTCGCTTATGAGCAAGCCAGTGCACGGGCGAATAACCTCGGTGCTGATTTGGATGTGCTGACCCACGCCTTTGAAGGGATGGCGGTGAAAATCGGGCAAAGTGCCGATGGTCCATTACGTACTGGCGTGCAGGGAGCAACCACGGCGATTAATGCGCTGTCCGAGAATTTTAATTGGGTGGCCAGTGTGGCATTGCATACGCTCATTCCGGTGGTCGCCACCAAGCTGACCGTGGGATTGCGTGAAAATATGACAGCATGGCGATCCACCGAAAAAACGGCTCGAGATGCGGCAAAACAGCAGGCTGAAACCGCCAAACGCACCCTTGAACAGACCAATGCCACGCTGCGTTCAACAGAAGTTCAGGGCAGGCACATTCAATATCTGGAAAGAACCAATCGTTTGCACGGCCTTTCCATCAATTATTCGAAAGAAAAAAGCACCCTGATCCGGCAGGAAACCGAAGCCCTTAAATTGCAAACACAGGCAACAGGACAACTTGAAGCAGCTAACCGTCGGCTGTCTTATTCCTATCGGGCATTATCTGCCGCTGGAGGATTTGCCCGTGGCGCGCTTGCCATGATGGGTGGGCCATTTGGTGCAGCCATGCTGGCGGGTTCTGCTCTGTATGGGTTATATAACGCCAGCGTCCAAGCCAGAGAGGGATTAAGGCACTTAAAGGATGAAACCGTTGAAACTGTGGCTGAACTGCAACGGCTTTCCAGCATTAAGGTGGAAGTCGAGCTGGATAAGACTGACGATGATATCAACCATCTGAAAGCAGAACTCAGGCAGATTGATAGCCAACTGGAACGGTATTCTCAAACCCGTATCAAGCACTTAGAAAATCGCCAAAAAGGGTTCTTACGTTTTCTTTATGAAGACCCCAAAGAAGTTGAAAAGCAAGGCCGGGTCTTACTCAGTCGACGAGAAGATATTCTCAAAGGAATAGAAAAGAAAACCGCCAGAAAGAAAAACCTACAGGCAACCTCGGCCGCCGGTCTCTTTGACCAGCCCTCGCCGGAGCCGTCAAACTCCACGGAGCACGGCACAGGAAATCCATGGACAGGTCAGGATCTCACGAACGAGGATAAACAAAGTAAACAATCGCTTCATCTCTACCAGCAGTTACGCAAGGAGATTGAGCAGTCCCATGCCACCAGCCTGGATCGCATCCGGCTCAGCGAAAAAGAGATGCAAGGTAAAATCCAAGACGTCGGCAAATCGGGTATCGCTTCGGACAGTGAGCTTCAACGTTTAACAACCCTCAATGCTGAAAATCACCAAAAACAGCGGCTGGAACTGGCAGAAAAATATTCCCCGGCAGCCGCATTGCTCCGGCAGGAAAGAGATGCCAGCGCAGAACTGAAAGCGCTGTACAGCGAACGGTTATTGACCGAACAGGAATATCTGTCCGCCAGTAAAATGCTGTATCAAACGTCGGTGAAAGACAAATTAGCGGAACAGGCAAAACAAATTTCGGCTCCGCGTCTGGATATGGCTGGGGAGGTTGATCCGGTTGTGCAACTGCAAAATCAGCTTACCGAACAAACGGCACTTTACGATACCTATTACCGCAATGGCCTTATCAGTAAAGAACGTTATGAACAGTTAATGACCGCCGCTGCTTATCGTGCCAAAGAGGCACAATGGGCTGCCGCCAGGGATTTATACGCCTCACAGGGGGATTTCCAGAAAATGCAGATGAACCTGCTGGATGTGGTCGAGCAACGCACGGGTAACGCCTTAACCGGCATGTTGACGGGAACAAAATCCTTTTCGGAATCGATGCGGGAATTATCCGCATCATTGGCGCAATCCATCATTCAGGATTTAGTTCGCATTGCGGTGCAGGCACTGCTCACCAAAGCGATCTCCGGTTTCTTTGGTGGCGCGATGGGTAACATGGGCGCCAGTGCATTATCCTCAGCCGGAGGCAGGCTATCTTCAATCGGTTCTGGCACTACAATAACCCCGGATGTCTGGAAAAGCCCGATCCCCCTGCCTAATGCCAAAGGCGGTGTTTATCAATCGGCAGATTTAAGTCAGTACAGCGGGCAGGTGGTCAGCCAACCGACCCTGTTTGCGTTTGCCAAAGGGGGCGGGGTGATGGGAGAAGCCGGACCGGAAGCGATTTTACCCTTAAAACGGGGGACTGGCGGTAAGCTGGGCGTTCAGGCCATCGGCAGTACGGGTAACCAAACCTTTAACTCCGTTCATATCGTGATCCACTCTGAGGGCACTCACGACACGAAAACCTCGAGTGGTGCAGAATCTGCGGGGCAGGATATCGCGAAATACGTCGATCAGCGTTTCAAATTTTTACTGCATAAAAGTCTCAGCCAGGGAGGGGAACTCAGTGCGGCGATTAAAGGAGGCCGATGATGATAAAAACCTTTGATTTTCCGGCCAGAGTGGGGGCGAGTGGCGAGTTTGAGCCGATTGTACGCGCTGTCCAGTTTGGAGATGGCTATAAACAAACTTCAGGCGATGGGATCAACACGCAGCGCGAAAGCTGGCCGTTGTCTTTTGTCGGGGCACGGTCTGACATCCAGCCGATTATCGCTTTTCTGCGTGAGCATCAGGGCTGGCGCTCATTCAAATGGCGTAATCCGTTATCGGAACTGGGGCTGTATCAGGCGGGAAAATTCACTGTTCAGGCCCATGGCACTTATTTCATCCTCTCCGTGACCTTCACTCGTATTTATCATCCGTAAGCGATTTCATTATGACTATCAATACCACACTCCAACGGCTTGAGCCGGGGAGTAAAATTGTCTTATTTACTGTCGATGGCTCGGCATTTGGTGGGCCAATCTTGTTCTTTCATCATCACCCGATCCCGTATACCGAGTCCGAACTGGAAAATAGCGTTTCTGTATCGGTGAAGTCCCTTTGGTGGCAGGGCATCGAATACAAACCGTGGCCCGTCAGTATCGAAGGATTGGAAGTAACCGGCGATGGGCGGGCGGTCACACCCACCCTTAATGTGGCCAATCTGGATGGCACGCTCAGTGCCTTGTGTCTGGCGTATCAAAACATGGTACAGGCGCGGGTCACAATCCGCCTGACTTTTGCCCATTATCTGGATGCGCGTAATTTCCCTGACGGCAATCCGCAAGCCGACCCGACGCAGGAAAAAATCGATGTTTTCTACATCGACAGCAAGACTCAGGAAGATAACGAAACTATCCAGTTTTCCCTCTCTTCCCCCGCCGATTTACAGGGGATTAAAATCCCGACCCGGCAAATTCACAGCCTGTGTACATGGTGCATCCGTGGGCAGTATCGCCAGTCACCGTGTGGCTATACCGACTCCCGTTATTTTACTGAACGGGGCAAGCCGACCGATGATCCGGCCTCGGATGCCTGTGGAGGATTAATGAGCGACTGTAAAAAACGCTTTGGTGATGCAGAACAATTGCCGTTTGGCGGGTTTCCCGGCTCCGCGTTGTTAAGGCGGTAACCATGACGATACTGCGAAAAGCCACGACCCGCGCCATCATGGCACACGCCCAAGCGGCTTATCCGCATGAATGTTGCGGGCTGGTTATTCAACATCGCTGTCGGCAGCGTTATGTGCCCTGTCGCAATACTGCACCATCACCCTCGGAACAGTTCCGTATTCATCCAGCGGATTATGCGGCAGCCGAAGATAACGGTGCGATTGTTGCCATTGTCCACAGTCACCCCGACGCGACGACACAACCGAGCCAGCTCGATATCGCCCAGTGTGACCTGTCACAACTCCCGTGGGTGATTGTTTCGTGGCCGGAAGGCGATAGCCGTACTCTGATGCCTCTGGCTGGCATTAGGCCCTTAATCGGTCGCCCGTTCGTGCACGGTATCTGGGATTGTTACGCTATCGTGCGTGACTGGTACAAACTGGAGCGGACGGTTGAACTGCCGGATTTTGAACGCACTGATGGCTGGTGGAGTCGGGGCGAAAATCTGTATATGAAACAGTATGCCGCGGCCGGATTTATTGCGTGTTGGGGTGAATTACAAACAGGGGATGTGATCATTATGCAGGTGCAGGCCAATGAACCCAATCATGCTGGGGTTTATCTGGGTAACGGCCTGATGTTGCACCATCTGTACGGGCAGCTCAGTAAGCGGGAGCCCTACCATGGCTACTGGCAGGAACGCACCATCATCACCTTACGTCACTCATCCGCGTCGGCGGATTTTTTGTTGAAGGGAGTCACATCATGAACACATTACGAACCGTGCGGCTTTACGGTGTGCTCGGTACCCGCTTCGGGCGAGTGCATCAACTGGCGGTTTCTACCCCGCAGGAAGCGATCCGGGCGCTGTCTGTGCTGGTTGACGGCTTTGAACGCTTTTTATTGACCGCCAAAGAACAGGGGCTGACTTTTGCTGTGTTTAACGGAAAACGCAATATCAGTCGGGAAGAACTGGTGTTTTCCGGGCAGGACGATATCCGCATTGCCCCGATGATTATCGGCAGCAAAAACGCCGGTGTTTTCCAGACCATTCTGGGCGCGGTGATGGTGGTGGCCGGGGCATTTTTGTGGGCGACCCCGTTTGGTGCGCCGATGGTGATGTCCGGGGCAGGTATGATGCTGGGTGGCGTGGTGCAAATGCTCTCGCCGATGCCGGGCGGGCTGGCCCGGCGAGAAGATCCCGACAACAAACCGTCCTATGCGTTCGGAGGACCAGTGAATACCGTTGCACAGGGTAACCCGGTCCCCATTGGCTACGGCAGACGGCGTATTGGCGGAGCCATTATTTCAGCGGGTATCTATGCGGAAGACCAACAATAATAGGCAGGGAATGAAAGATGGAAAAACAGCCCATTCAAGGTCACAAAGGCGGCAGACAGCAGCCGCGCACGCCGGTGGAAGCCCCGGATTCCCTGCAATCCACTTCCTACACCAAAATCCTCCTTGCCCTCGGTGAAGGGGAATTTGCGGGTGAGCTGGATGGTCAGCGTATTTTTCTGGATAACACGCCGCTTATCGGCGCTGACGGTACGCCCAATTTTGAAGGGGTCAAATGGGAATTTCGTCCCGGCACACCCCATCAGGCGTATATCCCCGGTCTGCCAGCGGTCGAAAATGCCCGAACCGTCAGCGCCGAACTGGTCCGCTCGTGGGTGACGACGGTCACTAATACCCAATTGTCAGCGGTCCGCCTGCGGTTATCATGGCCCCAGTTGCAGCAGCAAAAAGACAATGGCGACACGGTGGGCTATCGCATTGAATATGCCATTGACCTCGCCACCGATGGTGGCGCTTTTAAGGAAATCCTGAAAACCGCCGTTGATGGCAAAACCACCACCAAATATGAACGTTCCCACCGGGTGGATTTACCCACCGCCTATTCGGGCTGGCAGGTGCGCCTTCGGCGGCTGACGCCAAAACAGAACAGTAACCGGATCGCCGATGCGATGATGGTAGAAGCCATTACCGAGGTGATCGACGCCAAATTAAGCTACCCGGAAACGGCTCTGTTATTTGTTCAGTTTGATGCCAAACAGTTTCGCAACATCCCGCAAATCACCTGCGAACCCAAGATGCGTATCATCCGTGTGCCCGCCAATTATGACCCGGCACGTCGCCGTTATTACGGTAGCTGGGATGGCACCTTCCAATGGTCATGGAGCGACAATCCGGCATGGGTGCTGTATGACCTGATGATCAATGATCGGTTCAGTATCGGTACCCGGGTGAAAGCGGAAAACCTGACTCTGGCAAAATGGGATCTGTATAGCATCGCACAATATTGCGATCAGACGGTGCCGGATGGTGAAGGCGGTGAAGAGCCTCGGTTTACCTGCAATGTTTATATTCAGTCACAAGAAGATGCCTGGGCGGTGTTGCGTGACATTGCGGGGATTTTTCGGGGAATGACGTTTTGGGCCAATAACAACATGAATGTGTTGGCGGATATGCCCCGTGACAGGGATTATCTCTTTACGGGGGCCAATGTGCGTGACGGAAAATTCACCTATGCCAGTGCCAGCGAGAAAACCCATTACTCCACGGCCATGGTGAGCTGGTCCGATCCGCAGAACGGCTATCAGGATGCGATTGAACCGGTGTTTGAACACCGCCTGATACGCCGCTATGGTATCCGGCAGGCCGACATCACGGCCATCGGTTGTACCCGCCAGAGTGAAGCTATCCGGCGTGGCAAATGGGTATTGCACACCAACGAACACGACCGAACCGTCACTTTTACTGTCGGGCTGGAGGGGCGTATCCCCTTACCGGGTTACCTTATCGGCATATCGGATAATCTGCTGTCAGGGCCGGGTCGGAGCGGGCGTATTCAGACCGTGCCAAGGCGATATATGCTCACGTTGGATCGGGTGCCATCGGCAAAAGCGGGAGACTGGCTGGTCGTCAACCTGCCTTCCGGTAAAACAGAAAAGGATCTCATTACCGCGATCAACGGGCAGGAGGTCTCCGTGAGTAGCGGTGGCTATGCCTATGCAGATATTCCTGAGGTGGGTGCCGTCTGGGCCATTGAATCCCGCTATAGCGTGGAGCAACCCTTCAGGGTGATGGGGATCAAAGCGGGAGAGGACGGTGTCTCGTTTGACATTACGGCAGTTGAGCATGACCCTGACAAATATGCGCTTATCGACAGAAACATCCGCATTGACGAACGTCCCGTTACCATTCTTCCGCCTAGTGTTCAGCCGGCACCGAAGCATGTCCTTATCGACAGTGATACTGCGATCAATCAGGGCATTATCACCACCACGTTGCAGATCACATGGGACGCCGCCGACAGTGCCGTGGCCTATGAAGTCGAATGGCGCAAAGACAACGGCAACTGGATAACCGCTCCCCGGACGACCGCCCGGCGTCTTGAAGTACCGAACGTCGATGACGGATGCTATCAGGCGCGGGTCAGGGCGACGAATGCCGCCGCCATATCCAGTATCTGGGTGAACACGCAGGATACCTTGCTGGGAAGCCGCAAAGGGACGCCATCGGCACCGCAGTCTCTCCGCACTACGTCGCTGCTTTTTGGTATCCGGCTGGACTGGGACTTTGCCAACCCGACGGATGTCCTGTTGAAAACAGAAATTGGCTACAACAAAAACGGCGAGGATGACGACACGCTGCAGTTCGCCGATATTGCCTATCCGCAACGCACCCACACCTTGCAGGGGCTGTCGGCTGGGGAGCGGCTCTACTTCCGGGCACGGCTGGTGGACAAATCGGGTAACGCCTCGGCGTGGACGTCACTGGTCAGCGGTGCTGCGTCCAATGATACCGGCTGGATAGTGGAGGCCAGTCAGGATCATTTTCTGGACGCAGAAACCGGGCGGCGTTTACAGGAGCAACTCAATGAGCAGGCCCGAGCCGACGTGCGTCACAAGCAGTCTATTGCGGAAAATGCGCAGGCCATTGAGAGATTGCATGACATGCTGAAGGAGCTTAAGCGACGCATACAGTAACCCGATAACGACAGTTTTCTGACTCTCATTATTATGGATTCGATTCCCACGGATTGAGGATTGTCACCCCTGTAGACTGAAAATCGGCTACGTTACGTGTGACGACCGTCATACCATGCACAAGCGCCGTCGCCGCAATCAGCGCATCACGATCGCTGCATCTGTCGGGCACGTGCAACCGGGCGCAGCGTTGTGCTATGGCTGTATCGACGGGCAATGTCCGTTCGGCGAACTCCGGTAAAACATGTTGCTCCAGCCATGCCCGCAGTATGGCCCCTTGTGCGGCGTCCTTACGCTCAATCAGCAAAACGCCAAGTTCTAACTCCATGATGGTGATGGCGGATACAAAGAGGTCGGCGGCATCAATGCTTTCAGCCCATGCCGCCACGTTCGGATCCGCTTTCCCTGCCCGAATTTTTCGTAGTTCGGACACCGCGTTGGTATCGAGTACGTACATCAT